GAATACTCAGCTCTACTCAATCTGGTCATAGGTAAGTCTGTAGTTTCTGAACTTACTGTTTCTCTTATAAATACATCTAATACATCTATTGGTGCCGTAGCATTTGTACTATCAACATTGTAGGTCTTTGTATCTTTAACCATGGCTACTGTCTTTTCGGTTATAGTCCATTGGTTCAAACCTCTGTTTGCCCATTCAGCCAACATTAGATTGAGACTACGAGTAGCACTTTTTAGATCATACCCGGTTCTCATTTCTAAACCGCATCTTTCAAATGCCTCTTCAACGTAATCAGCTACGTCTAGCTCAAAATTCTTGCTACTTGATGTTGCCATTACTCTTCTGTCTCTCCTTCACTATACAAGTTGTTAAAGGTTATATTGGGATCCATGTAACTTTCATGTCCCTCTGCTGAGTGTACCCATTGACTAGGAGAAAAGTCTGGTGCACCTTCACCTACTCGCCATAAAGCTGGGTTTGTTGCTCTCACTCTATTATTAGGTAAAGCTACAAAATTGCCAGTGTACTCTCCAGCGTCAGTTAAATATAACACATGTGATTGCTTATGTTGAGCCGGATCGTCTGCGATACTGTTTTCTGTGTAATCTACTGTAAACATGTATCTACCAGTATAGAACTCTCCACCAATTTTGCATATCCAGGGCGAGGAGCTTACTCTATCTAAAACCACAACTGAATGATCGTGACTAAGACAGTCCCAAGGCTGGGCCAGGTGATCTTCCATCGGGGTTGGCCATTTATCCAGGGGAATATCAGCTACTAGGGCCTGTATGGGCATCCTTGCCCACATAGCTCCGCCATGTACGTTTTCATCAGGATAATCCTCAAAATCGGTTTCACACCCGGTAAAGACTACCTGGAAAGAAAGAGATCTATCTGGAATTGTATTAACAGCAAACGCCAGGGCATGTAGATATTCTCCATGATAATCCTGGTGATTTGCAGTAAATTCTTTTCGCACCCAGCACTTAAACTGTGGGATGTTGGAAATTAAATACGCCACTTAATTTAACTCCTATGTAATTAGTTATTTGCCGTACAAGCCTCCACCTTTAGCTCTGTACTTAGTTTTTTTCATACCGCCACCGCCAGCTCTGTACTTAGTGCCTTTCATGCCACCACCCTTTGCCATACCCTTGGTGCCTTTTAAAACATTAGCTTGACCAGCTTTTCTTGTACCGCCTCCCATAAGAGCAGACATTACCGAGGCTGGCATATTACTAAAACCAGTAGCGGATCTTTCAGCTCTCGCCGCAGCTCCACCTTTGGCCATGCCTTTGGTAGATTTCATACCACCGCCTCCGGCACGCATTTTGGTAGATTTCATACCACCTCCTCCGGCACGCATTTTGGTTCCTTTCATACCGCCGCCCTTGGCCATATATTTTCTTCCTTTCATGTTTATCTCCTTCCGTATAAACCCATATTAGGTTTTGATGTTATCATACCACCTCTAGCTGCAAAAGTTTTCACATTAGTTGGTTTTCCTCCAACACCTTGAGGTTTTGCTCTTTTGCGTTTTACCGCAGATTTTATTTGTGATTTTGACATACGAGCTGCTTTTGCAGATGGCACGCATTTTGGGTATTTTCTTTTGGCGTCTGCCTTTTGTTTAGATCTACCACATTTCTTGAAGCCACCACCTTTTTTTGGAGCTCCAATATCAACCCAATCTTGTTTGAACCACTTAGTTAAACTCATTTTTTCCTGGCTTTTCTTATTTGTTCTTTGCCTTTTTTAAATATATCTGCCACACCTTTTTTACCCATCACTTTAGCTCTTTGTTCTCCTACAGTTAAGATCTGTATTTTCCTGGCAAAAGGTTTTTTTATTCTTTTGACTTTATTAACTGTTCGCGTTGCGTCAGCCATAGTCTTAAACTTTATACTTACTGTGTCTTTTGGGTTTTCGTCAGTATATAACCTTCTTCCGGATCCTTTTGGTTTTTTACCTGTTCCTACCTTCGGATCTTTTTTTTTCATTAGGCTCTAGGCACTCTAGTCTTTTTGCGTTTGCTATCCATCATAGCTCCACAACCTCTGCCCTGGACCATCATTACAGATCCGCCATCACGCATGAAACCCATTTTATTTCTTACCTTTTTAGGAAGTTTGGGCAAGCCTCTGTTAGCAGCTGGTATCGGTTTCAAACTTTTCATTTCACCACCTTCTGCTTTTTTAGCACCTTTATATTTGCCACCCATTTTTTTGTACTCGGAAACCATGTAAGCATTTGCGTAAGCTGACGGATAAACGTCAAACTTAGCTTTAGCTTTTGCTTTAGCTCTTGAGTAGATTGAAGGATTAGCTACATTAGATGGTGTTTTAGATTTAGCTCCACCACCTTTTTTCATCTTAATAGACTCAAGTGTTTTAGCCTGGCCAGCATGAGTTTTGCTTGCTTTTTTTAAACCTTTAACTACTTTGTTTAATTTTTTTTGTGACATAATTATTTACCAATTTTTACAGGACCAATAACCCGCAGTGAACACATCTTTTTTCTTTTGCACTGCATCACAGTTATGTCTTGCTCTAAAACTTTTTTTACGCGCTGGTTGAGCCTTTTTTATTTTCATATTTGGATCACCATAACGCACTATTTTTACTTGATCGCCTTTT